CCCTTTCCTCAAAAAGTTTGAAGCAACTGTCCGATGCTGCACTCAAAATGGCATCCGAGGTGGATCAGCAACTGTCCACTTCCCCATCTGGCACCAAGAAATAGAAGACATTATTGTATTAAAAAATAACAAAGGAACGGAAGATAATCGTGTTCGTAAACTAGATTACTCTATTCAATTTAGTAAGATATTTTATGAGAGGTTTATCAAAAATGAAGAAATCACGCTTTTCTCTCCAAACGATGTACCTGGACTTTATGATAACTTTGGACTACCTACATTTGATGATCTTTATGTACATTATGAAAATGATCTATCGGTTCCAAAGAAAAAAGTTAAAGCACAAGAGCTAATATTAAATGTCTTAAAAGAACGAGCTGAGACTGGTCGTATTTACATTATGAATATTGATCATTGCAATTCTCATAGTTCATATAAAGATCAAATTACTATGAGTAATTTGTGCCAAGAAATCACTGAGCCGACAACACCGGTTCAGCATATTGATGACGATAACTATGCTGAGATCGCTACTTGTATTTTATCTGCAGTCAATGTAGGTAAAGTAAAATCCGACGAAGAGCTAGAAGAACTCTGTGATCTTACCGTTCGTTCTTTGGATGAACTGGTAGATTATCAGGAATATCCAGTAAAAGCAGCCGAAAACTTCACAAAGCGTCGCAGATCATTGGGAATTGGGTATATTGGTCTTGCGCACTATTTGGCAAAACTTGGATTCAATTATGACTCTCAAGAAGCATGGGATGCAGTTCATGGACTTTCTGAATCTTTCCAATATTATCTTCTCAAGGCATCCAATCAACTTGCTAAAGAAAAGGGACATTGTGAGTATTTTGGACGCACTAAGTATTCTGATGGTATTCTCCCTATTGATACATATAAAAAAGATGTAGACGAAATTTCTTCCATTGGTTTAGAGCATGATTGGGAAACTCTTAGAGCATCTATCCTGGAATATGGTCTCAGGCACTCAACATTGTCCGCACAGATGCCTTCGGAGAGCAGTTCCGTTGTGTCAAACGCAACAAATGGAATTGAGCCTCCTCGTGGATTCTTGTCCATTAAAAAGTCCAAAAAAGGACCACTCAAACAGATTGTTCCCCAATATCATACTCTTAAGAACAATTATACGCTTCTTTGGGATATGGAGTCCAATCGCGGTTATATTAATATTGTTGCTATGATGCAAAAATTCTTTGATCAAGCAATTTCTGGTAATTGGTCGTATAATCCAGAAAATTATAAAGACAATGAAGTTCCAGTATCAGTCATGGCAAACGATTTTCTCACCACATACAAGTATGGACACAAAACAGCATATTACCAAAACACTTATGATATTAAGACAGATGAGGTAGCAGATGAGCCCAGTCAGGAACTACAATCGCTTTTGGATGAAATTTCCAATTCTAATGAAAGCGAATGTGAAAGTTGTACTATTTGATTTGTTTAAATATTCAATGTGAATGGAGACCAGTATGCAATTTAAGATTTCTTCTACTGAAGATATTAAAACGAAAGTTAAAGGAATGACAGTCTTTAATACAGAGCAAGTTAATACCAAAAAGCAGCCAATGTTTTTTGGTAAACCACTTGGAATGCAAAGATATGATTCATATAAGTATCCAGTCTTTGATAGATTGACGACTCAACAACTTGGATACTTCTGGAGACCCGAAGAGGTTTCTCTCCAGAAAGATCGTGGTGATTACCAAACACTTCGTCCTGAACAAAAGCATATCTATACTTCTAATTTAAAATACCAAATTATGTTAGATTCTGTTCAGGGTCGTGGACCTGGAATGGCATTTATTCCATATTGTTCACTTCCTGAATTGGAAGCATGTATGGAAGTTTGGGGATTCATGGAGATGATCCATAGTCGTTCATATACCTATATCATTAAAAATGTTTATTCTGATCCAAGTGAGGTATTTGATGCTATCATTACCGACGACCGCATTCTAGAGCGTGCTAAGAGTGTTACAGAGTCTTATGATGACTTTATTCAATCAGCACAACAATATGGGGTATCTGATGCTTGGATCCATAAACTTGAGCAAGTCGCATACGCAAAGGAGACACTCAACGATGTTAAAAGGAAACTCTATAGAGCAATCGCAAATGTTAACATTCTTGAAGGTATTAGGTTCTACGTTAGTTTTGCTTGTAGTTTCGCATTCGGTGAGCTTAAGCTCATGGAAGGATCCGCAAAAATCATCTCTTTAATTGCTAGAGACGAAAATCAACATCTAGCACTTACTCAAAATATTTTGAATAAGTGGAAAGAGGGAGACGACCCAGAGATGCAAAAAATTGCAAAAGAAGAAGAACAGTGGGTATATATGATGTTTGATCGTGCTGTAAATGAAGAAAAGAAGTGGGCAGATTATCTGTTTAAAGATGGCAGTATGATTGGATTGAATGATAAACTACTTCAACAATATGTCGAATGGATTGCTAACCGCCGTATGAAGTCAATTGGTCTCAAACCTGTTTATGACATTCCAGCAAAAAATAATCCACTCCCTTGGACTGAGCATTGGATTACATCTAAAGGACTGCAAGTTGCTCCACAAGAAACGGAGCAGGAAACATATATTGTAGGTGGATTAAAACAGGACATGAAAACTGATACTTTTAGCGGATTTCAACTTTGATCTTGGGGAGCATAAGCTCCCTTTTTTAATAAATATATAAAGACAAACAAGAATTTTTTATAAAAAATGTCAAAGTATCACTTAACCGAAGCTTACGGTAACCTATACAACCCAAGAAAAGCTGATGAGACATTCTATGAGAATCTTAGATTCGTAGACTATCTCATGCAAGAAGAGATTGAAGAGGTTATGGAATCTCTTCTTTGGGAGTTTATGGATTATGGTAATACTCTTGATGAGTCTTATGGGTTGATTAAAGATACTTTTTCTGATGTTATTCTAGAAGAAGTATTGAATGAAGCCAGAATGTCTCCTCAAAGAATGGCCCAAAGAGCAGCAGAGAGACAAGCAACACTAAAGCAAGTTGCTGGTGAAAAATCTACTGCCAAGAGAAAAGAAAGAGTTGCCAAGGTAACTGGAGCACTCAAGAAGGCAGGTGAGACGGTCAAAGGAGCTGCCACTGGCGCTAGCTCTGCTACTATGGGCGCTCTAAGAGCCGGTAAGCAAGCAGCAGCAGGTGCATATGAGCGTGCTAAGGGCAAAGCAGGAGAGGCCATGGCTGCCCTTAGAGGGGTTGTTCGTAAAGGAGTTCGTAAAGGTGTCGCATCTGCATATAAAGCAGGTAGAAGCACAGAAAGAGCCGGCAGAGAAGCAGAAAGAACTAGAGTAACTACTACAACTACTTCTGGTGGTGGTCGTGATGCTGCACCATCAACTCAAACTACAGTTGAGAAATCTGGTGGTGCCAAGCGTAGAGCAATTGGTAGTTTATTGGCGAGAGCGGGCAAAAAATTAGCTAGAGGACTACAGTCCAAATCTACAGGCATGAGTAGATCCGATTACGAAGAAAGAAAAGCTGGTAGATCAGCAGCTGCAAGATCCGCAGTAGGTGAACCATTTAGTGCTACATCTTCTGGTCGTCCACAGGGTCCACATCAACAAAGTACAACTAAGCCACAAGGTCCTAAGGCTCCAGCAGCACAAGGACCTCGTAGATCTACATCTCCGACTTCTTCCGAAAGAAGATATCCAACTGAAAAGTCCGGTCAAACCACTTTATTTACCAAACCAGTTCCAGGAAAAAGTGCTGGTCCTGATGTAAAAGTTCCTTCTGGTGGTCAAAGAAAGTTTGGAGCTACTAGAAAGCCAAAGAAAGGCGGTAGACAAATGCCGCTCAACTTGAGAGGAGCTGGATATTCCGAAACACAAAGAGAATCAGTTGATTTTGAACTCCTAGCACAATATATTCTAGAAGATTTTATTAATGAAGGTTATGCTGATACTTATGAAGATGCATTTGAAATTCTAGAAAATCTCTCAGAAGAGTCAATTCTAGAACTCACTGAAATGTATCTAGAAGGCTGATCATAAACTAAAAGGGAGCCAAAAGCTCCCTTTTTTAGTCTTCGGATTTAATTACAATACCATAGATTTTGTCTTTTTCTGAACTAAAGAATTTACCTTCTACATTCGTATTGTAATAATCTTCTCTTAAAATTACATCTCTTTTAAATTGCTCCATGGTTTCATAGAAACTCATGGATTTTTTATGTGGACAAAGATATAACACCTCACGAAGAAACTTATCTTTTCCTAGCGACTTGACATCTTCAATCAGTTCATCGCATGAACCGAAGTAATCTCTCCAGTTACTTTCTTTCTTTTTTCTTCTTCCGGTTTTTCTGTCCTTTCTTCTTTCCCAAAAAGTTTTTTTTCCGACATATTTTTTTCCATTTTCCAGATTTGTGATAAGATATACAAATCCTTCCATGCCATCTGGCACCGCATCAATAACTTTTCCTTTTATGTTCCACACTTGACAGACCTACCACTATGGTTTAATATAATTTGGAATCAACAAGTATTTATGACTGACGACCAGACCTCAATGGAAAATCTGATTCTAGACATTCGTAACTGGAGTATTGATAGGTTTTCTAAATTGACAAAGAAAAACCAAATTGAAAATGCCATTGCACTAGAAGAAGAATTTTCTGAGTGGCTTACTTCTGATTTAGATGATGATATCGAAATCATGACTCTTGATTGACAAATCCTAAATATTCACTTATAATGTAAAATCCCTGTTATGAGCAGGGTTTTTTATTATGAGATTTTGATTTTGATTTAGAGCCGTGGAGATTGCCTTCTGAGAAGAGGGTATACCCCTTTCTCTATACGGATGTAGAGTTCAATTAATTCTAATGCTAAACTTCTTTACTGTAACCGTTCCTCTAGTAGCGATGGTTACAACCAATACGGCAACACTGCCATTCTCTAGTTATAAACTGCAAGGTCCCCCTCCCCCAGTGGACACAAAACCTTACACCATTATTAAAGAGTTTGAACCAGAGACGACAGCAATCCGCGAGGTTGCACCAATAAAGCCAAAAGAGAAAAGGTTAATTTGTAAAGGGTGTTCAAAACATGAATCACTTGCTTTGGATTATTTCCAAGAGCAAGGAATTAAAGACAGAAACGCCCTCGCTACTATCCTGGGCAATATTAAGCAGGAATCTATGTTCG